GTATAAAGCTATCTATGTTTTTATTTCTCTAAAATTATTTTAAAAGTTTATTTTTTCTTATCAGAGCCCTTAACATCATACTTGTTTTTATTCTCTCTTGCTATCTGAAGTTGCTTATCAGCTATATCTCTTTGAGCTGCTATTTTTTCTCTTTCTATTTGGAGTTTAGATTGATCATTGGAATTTTTTAAAGTAGCTTGTTGTCTTTGAAAATCCATTTTCTCTCTGTCTTTTCTATCAGCTCTTATATTTGCCATTTCATCTTGGAAGTCATTTACTTTATTTTCATTGATATCTGACATTGAACCATAACCGGCAGCTCTTATCTGAGCAACTTCAAGATCATTTTCACGTTCTTTTTCAGCTTCTAAAGCATTGTATTCACGTTTAAGTTTTTCTTCTTCTGCTCTTGCCTTAAGCTGCTCTTCTTGCATTTGACGTTGTTGTTGCATCTCTTGCTGTTTTTGTGATTCTTGTTTTGCTTCAGCATCTTTAAGAATATCAGTTACTTCAGCAATAGAATCAGCCTTGATAATATTACCAAGATCATATATACTAGCTCCTGATGTATTATTTGTAATTGCTAATTGTTTTAATTGATCCAGCACAGATCTGTGATTTGTCTTAGTTGTTGCAAACACATTAAAATCTCTTAATAAAAGATCAGTTCCATTTATAGTAAAGTTTACTTTTTCAGCTTCAGAGCTAATATATGATAACCTAACACTTGGATTATTACTGTAGTAGTATTGTGCAACATCAGTTCTCATTTGATGAACTCTAGGCATCAAATGATCAGAGTGCTGTGTAAAGTAAACTTCTGTTTGTGCATAAGATTGATTTAATGATTGTGTTACCCCTGTAGCTGTTTGTTGAGCTATTGGTGCACCAAGTCTTTGAGGATTAACCCCAATTGCATCAAATGCTTGTTGTTTGAAATAGTTTGCTAATTGAATACGTGACATCAATCTACCAGTTTGCTCCATATTAAGAGTTTGATAATGATTAAAGTTTGTAGCGTTTTCTGTATTAGTAATTGATGTATCTAAAGGTAGCATGCTAAAATCTTTCATAGCAGTGTATGCTTTAGCATAATTACCTTTACCCCAATCTTCACCCATTGAATGACGCGGTAAAGCATTCTGATCAAACATTATTATAGTACCAAGCTCATCAACAAGTATATCAGCAATTTGATTATTAACCATATTGTAACCTACTTGATATGCTTTCATCAAATCAACTAAAGAAGTTGATCTTGTATTTCTATCAGAAAATACTCTACCTTCTACAGGTAACTTACAACCATATAATGAATTATCACCTTTAAACTGAAAAGGAATTCTGCCTGGTTTCTTTCTGTTAATACCTAAATAAATAGGATTTATATTATCACTTGCATTTGATTTCCAAAACGCTGGTAAGTTTGGTCCTATTTTTACACCACCCCATGTTTCATTAATCCATATCCAATCTATATGTTCACCTTGTAATAATGTTTCTTTGTTTTTATTCTTAAACAATGAATCATCATATATAGGTTTTTCTGTTACTTTAAAGGTTTCATCAATTATCTCTTGAATGACTTCACCTTGTTCTGTAATTTTTGTTAAATGCCCAACCTTACGTTGAGTTTTCCAATATACAGTTGTTACCCTCATAAGAGAACCTTCTCCCCAATTACTTACATCATCACTTTCACTTAGTATAGAACTAATAACATCTCCCCCATACTCAGGAGAAGTATTCCAATTAGATACAAATTGTCTGTAACCTAAGCTTGGAGAACCCGTATTCCATTCATGTGATTTAGTAGCATCATAGTAAGCACCATCATTTTGATAACCGGATACTTGATATGCACCTGATTTAGCTGGATATATTTCTTGTAAGGACTCAAGTTGTTTTTGATTCATTAAATATCCATACTTATCAATAACATCAGCTACTGTCATAAGATCCATCTTACCAGCATAATTAGACTGAGATATATATCTTGCATCTGGAGACTTCTGGTAAAAAGTTAAAACAGGATTCCATAATTCTAGCTCATAGTCATCCTCAAGCATTCTAAAATGCCAGAACTCTCTATCTGTAATAAGCATATCACGGAAAGCTCTTTCTTCTAACTCTTGCATTTTAAATCTTTCTTCATCAACATTAAGCTGATGACTTGCCCATTCCTCCACCATACTTCTATAATCTTTGGAAAAGAAGTCTTCTATTTCAGGTAAAGTTTTAAGATTTTCTGGTGCAATCTTTTGTTGAAATTCAGGATCTTCAGGGTTAGCACCCATCTCTATCATTCTGAATAAAAGTTTTTCTTGAGCGTCTGCTAATAAATTTTCTTCAACAAGTGCTCTTTTTTGTTCAAGCATTTCATTATAAGATAAATCATCAACCGCTCTGAATTGAACTTTAGAATATCTTTTAGAAAATTCACCTGATAATACATTTACAACGTTTGGTATAATTGGATAAAATTTAAGCTCTAAAGCTGATTCATCTTCTTTAGTTAATACATCAACAAGATCTTTATAATCATTATCTTCTTCAACTATGTAATCTGTTTTATCAATTATACCCTTAGCAAGCTTATAGTTTTTTAATAGTTTTCTAGCATTTTGCTTAAGAAACTGCATACCCTGCAATTCAAGCCAATCTAAATTCCAAGCAGCCCAATCTTCATTTTTTTTCTTTGAAGGTAAAAACTGTATAGGTTGTGTAAGACTAGAAGTAGACGGATACCCGCTATCAGCCTTAGCACCGTTCTTCAATTGCATTGCATTAAATACTTTCATACTTATCTATAATTTTTATACGCTGATCTTTTTTTTGTTGGACCACCATTAGCAGTTTTTTTCCTTCCAATATTTTTGAACGGACTATACTTTAATTTATGGAATTTATTTGAATTTACCAAAGAATCATCTAATTCAGATTCAGTTCTTCTCAAATAACCTCTATTTGACTCTTGAATTCTAACAAAAGCAACTAATGCGGCAAAAGTTACAAGTCTATCCACGTTGAGCCCAGGATAATAAGCTGACATTTCTTTTAATAACATTGGATCAGGAATTCTTTCTATACCCAACGTTGTATTAAGTATATTACCATCATCATCTATTTCTTGATCTATCTCTTCTCTTAAAAATTCTATAGCATAAGATATCAAGTGATTCTTAAATAAAGTACCTGTATTCTTCCAACCATATTCTTGATAAACTGACTTGTTTGATCCAAGATCTTTTAAGAACATAATTTGTTGTTTAGGTACAAGATATTTTTGTTTTCTTTTAGCTATCATATGCTGTATAAACAATGATATGTTATTCTCTACAATAGTCCATGCATTATACCATTCAACAATAATTTCTAATTGAGCATGTGTTTTATTAATATCATCATACCTCCCACACCAAGATGCTACTATCTTTCCCGGTTCTATAAAACGTTCAAGCCCTTGAGGACCCTGTCTTGTTATTTCAACAGAGTTTTTATAAACAATAATACTACACAATGAATCAGATGTAGTTGTCTTACCTTCTGATACGGGGTCAATTGAAGCATAGTATGCACCAAACTCCGGATTAGAAACAGGTCTTTCCCATACAACTAAACATCCTGTTTTATCTTGTGCTTTTTTACTTAAAGGAAATTCTGAAATAGGTAGCTTATTAGATCTTTTTGCAAGAATACCATCACTTACTCTTTCAAGTTCTATGTGTTCATATGCATATTCTTTTTCCTCAATTCTTTTTTGTTGCTGTGATAAAACACCTTGAGGGAAAACAGATTCCTTTCTATATGCAAATGCTTCAGCTATATTGGTTGGCTTCTGAGAAATACGCAATTGATATTGCTCAGGAGTTAAATCAGCTTTCCACTGGACTCTTTCAGTTTGTATAGCTTCTAATGCTTCTTCTATCTTAGAGTTACCATAATCATCAATATAAGGTGGCATAGACCATTGTTCAGGAATGAATAACCCTGCTAGTCCAATGGTACCATCTTTGTCCATTAGATCCGTTTCTACAGCGTATATATCATTTGCTGTAGGATTGAGTACCATTTGCTTTAATGGTTCACACTGATCTAAATCCCCCACAGAACCAGCTGCTATAAACATACCTGTTGTTACCATACCAGATGACATTGCGGGTCTTAGGTACTCATAGGTCTTATCCATCTTAGGTGCAATACCAGCCTCCTCATGAAAGAAGATAGTTGTAGGTCCCCCTACACCTGTTGTTGCATTCTTTTCAAAAGAAGCACCTTGTATCTTGGATTTAAGTCCTCTTGACGTTTTTCTATTACCTACTTTAACTTCAATTTGTTGTTGCCATAGTAATACTTTTTCTGGATTACTTGGTCTATACCATGCAGTGTGTTCATTTAAAAAAGTTTTATATTCATCAAGAAACTTCCATGAACCTTTATCATTAATATAATCTTTAAGAGATGCTCCAATCTTACATGTGCTACCTTCTTCAAACCAATAAGTATTAATAATTTTACCCATATGAAAATAAGAAGATGCAATCTGACGTTTCTTTAAAATAGCAGAGTGCTTATAACTTAGTTCTGCCAACATCTCATATAATGCCATGTGATATTGTGCATCACGTACTTTGGCAAAACCGTACTTCTTTTCTTCTTTATCATATATTGGAAGAAAGTTTAACCACATGTAATAGTCACGGGTTAAATACCAAGAGCGGGGACCATCTTTATAGATAACCCCCACACGGCATTTATTCTTTTGATCATTCCAATAAGTAGTAAAATCTGTAGATCTAAATGGAGCAGAGCAATAAAAACCTTCTTTATTGAACTTAACAGCTTCTTCATTAAAAATTAAAGCTGTTTCATTAAATTCATATAGCCCAGGTTCTTTGAAAATTGATAAAACAAATTCTTTAAAACTATCTCTTGTTTCAAACTCTGTATTACTCCATTTACCAGATTCATATGTTGGAATGGATATATACATTATTCTATTTCTTTTAAAATTGCATGTATATCTCCAACATTAATAAGCAAATGCATTTCACCTTCATGTTCCATTTCAGTTGGAACACAGTATTCAGCATATTGTATTAAGTCACCCTCATTTATATCAGTTACTTCTGTACCAATACCAATAACATAACCTTTATATTCTTTTTGTAATGCGGAATCTGGTATAATAATATTTGTACCAGGTACCATTCTTGATTGTTCTTTAGGTTTTATTAGAACCTTTTTTCCCACGGGAACTATTCTTAATTTTTGCATTGTTATTTTTATTTGATTTTAAATTTATAGGTTCATCCCAATAACAGAATACCCAGTTGTCTTTTTTAATATTATTCATTATAATTGATCATAAGCTAATCCTGCTCCACCACGCACTGAACTTTCCTGTTCTTCTTTCATATCACTAAAGGCTCCCTTATAAGAGTTTCTAATTTGCTCAAATTTGGCAGCTGCATTAACCATAGAGTTTATGTTACCATCTCTACCGTGTTCAATTGCTGTTGTTTCCATATATCTGGCTAATCTATCAAGCATTGACTTAATACCAACGTAAGCTCTATATGTTGGTGTCTCATAAAGCTTTCTTGCCATTTCCAAAGAGTATCTAATTTTAGGATCTTCTGTTGATTCTTCAAGTTCTATTTCCTCAATTATAATATCTTCTTTTTCATGCTCAGGTAAATTAAAAAAAGGATTTAAATCTGGGTTTGGGCAAGACATATAAAATAAATACTGATATACAGTCATGTATGTATCAGGATATTCTTCCATTAAATCTTTTAAAAATTTTAATGTGTAACAATGTTCTGTTGGTATTACTTTACCATTCTGTATGTCAAAAAGTCTTACTATCATGTTAATCCGTCTATAAGTTGTTTAAATATAATAAAAGGTATTTTTAATAATTTAGGGTCAAGTGCTCCTTCAACATTTACTTGTGTTATTGATCCGTCTACGTTACCTGTTTCAGTATTGACATAGTGTTGAAATGCCACTACTTTTGTTAAATCAAGTTGAATATCAGTATTAATAAACTCTGTAAAAATTTGCATATTACCATCATCATCAACTTCTTGTCTTTGTACTACTTGTACGCTTTGAAACATTCTTGCTACTTCCATTATATATTATCTTTGTGCCACATCATAAGGCTTCTAACTTCATCCTTTAAATATGGTAGGTTATACATCTTTACTTCTTCAATAACAGGTTCTCCATTGACCATTTCATTAATTGGATAACCGTTTTTGTCTGTACCTACTTGCTTGAATTTAACATGCTGTACAACTAATTCACCTATCTTTAGTTTAGGGTTGTGCTTTTTAATAATATACGCATAAATACTGAGTTGTAGGTTATAATGATTCAAATTACAATCATCTAAGTGTCCCACCGGGTTGTACAACTTGGATGTTATACCCTCCCAATTAGTGAAACCTTTTTCTTTAATTTCTTTATTGGTTTTGTAATCTGTGATATTAATATATCCATTTACAATCTCCACTAAATCAGCCTGCCCACATAATGCAGCTGACTTTAAATACACAAAATGTTCTGGATATACGCCATCTTTTAATTTCTGTTCAGGTGCTGTTTTAACACCATCTTCATTAACTAAAGGCTTAATAATAGGTACTTCAACACCATGTCTTTCAATAGTCTTAAAGTCAAGCATATCTGCTTCTCTCTGATTGTGATACCAGTTTCCTAATCCAATTGCTCTTTGTGTTTCACTTTCCCAAGCAGCTAGTATTTCTTTTTCAGTCATACCATACCATTTGGATCTTTTGTTTTTAGCTGATTTTTTAGCTTGTCCTTTTGCATCAAATTTAGGTTTAAACTTTCCTATAAATGATGTAACACTTGTCCAGTCTATTTTAGCCTCATCATTGCTTTCATAAACATGTCCTTCTTCTTTAAATATTACTGCCATCTTTATCTGTGTTTAAATTGTTACAATCTATTGAACCTCCTGTGGTTGTAGAATACCAAAAAGGTTGACCTGGTTTAAGAGGTGTTGTATTTGGTACCCCTATAGTTTGAAAAGGCTGAAAAGGTTGCGTATTAAACCTTCTGTTTTCTTTAGCATCTGCTTCAGCTTTTAACAATACAACTGCAGCTTCTGCTGTAATCATATTGTAATCTAGTAAATCTTGTACTATTTGTGTAACTGTCATAATTAGTTGTTTAATTTTTCTTCTTGTTCTTCTGTTAACCAAGCATTCCATTTTTCTTTTGGACAACTTGATGATAATGATCTTGTTTTAAATGTCAAACTACAACCACATTCTGAACAACAAGGTTGAGTTCCAGGTGCTAAACACTTACTTCCTTGATTATCAAGGTGTTCACAGTCTAAACAAATTTTAAATCTTTCTTCTGCAATTATCTCCACCTCTTTTTTAGTGAAAATAGTATTCAATACACCTTGTTTAATTTGGTCAAGGTTTTTAAACGCTGCTAATAATTTTTTTAAATTCATTTTTTCTGTTGTTTAAAATCTGTTTTTTCTTTCTCTACTTTATCAATCATACGTTGCATCTCTTCTAAGTCTTTTAGTTTTTCAGATACTGCAATATGTTTTTCATATCCTTTGTATGTTTGTTTTTCAAGATTACCTAAAATGCTTTTATTTTTTATTATAGCATTATTTAAGGCTTTCTTTCTAATCTTAAATGTCCCAAGACCTGTTACTGTAACAGAAGGGTAAGTTAGGTTTGAAAGGTTCTTTCTTAGTTTAGCATAATAAAAAGTAATAAACTCATCCACTAATTCAGGATGCACTCCTACTTTAGATGCAATATCTTTTTTAAACTTTCTATAGCTTTTAGCTTTCAATACCCAATATTTTATAATCTAGTAATACAGGACCTGTAGTCTGTACATTTAGATCCTGATTTATAGATATTTTCTTTTTATTATTCCCATCTTTTATAACAAGATTCTTTTTACTTGCTTTTGTAATTGCATTACGTGCTGACTGAGGACTTTTGAAAATCCCCAGTTCAGTCACGTCATTACAAAATAAAGTAAGTTCTACCTTTTCTTTTTTAGCTAATTCAGCTAAGCACTTTAAATCAGAGTTACTTATTTGAATATTGTTAAAAAAACAGTAGGTTACTATTTGATATTGAATTGTTGTATCTATATCAACTTTAGCTTTTTGATCTACTTTATTTACTATTGCCATATTTATAAGCTTAATAGCATATCAATTAAGTCTGGATGCGGGTAACAATCAAACTTATCTCTTCTAACATTTGTATGTGTTAAAAGACCTTTGACTTTACCATAGTATGCATCTTCTTGAAATTCAAATGCTTTGTTAGGACCATATTTCTTTATCCATTGAACAAGACCAATACGCAAGTCAATGTTATCTCTTTCTGCTATAAATAACAGTAACAACTTTAAAGCTTCTATTTGCTTCTCAGAATAGTTATGCCAATCTAAAAAACCTCTAAACGCTTCAGGTAACTTACATATCTGTGATTCATGTGCTGTTTGACCAGCGTATGTTTTATTACCTTCTTTTAGATATCCAAAGTTGTTTATCTCAATACCTACTGAGTGACGATTCATAAAACCAGAACCAGTTTTACCTAAGTGCCAGCCTTGACCTCCGTCAGGAAATGCTTGTACAACAACTCCATCATGCTCATCATCACCATTAGTAACCTTTTGTCCACCTAGTACAAACTCTGTAGCAACACGACCACGCTTATCTCTACCCCAGTGATCAACAGTTTTATATGGATTATTCCATCCAGCTGTATGATGTATGAATATATAGTCATTTGTAACAGGACCTTTGATATATTCACCGTCAGGTAAAAAATGTCTATGGATTACTTGATTAAAAGATGTTGTAAAGTACTGCTCTGTTAAATCAGTATCTTCATCAATAGCTTCTAGTTCAGGTCCACTTGTAAGTAAAAGAGTCCATGTCTCATTACCTACAATACCATCTGGACTTAAGTTACGTCCCAACTGAAATCTAATAACAGCTTTTTTAGTTGCTGGTCCAAAAAGACCATCCTTATTTATTTGTAATAGCTGTTGGAGCTTTCTTACATCAGCTCCTTTAGAACCTTCTTTTAGCATCTCCATAACTATTTCTTTTTAAGGGTTCTTGATTTAGGCTCATTCACTGCACTCATTGCAGCTTCAAAGTCTGCTCTGGCTTCTGATGGTTGCTCAGAGTTACTTTCTTGTTCTCCTTCTTCACCAGCTGCATAAGCTTGTGCTAAAAACATTTGTGCTTGTAGTCTTTCAGCACGTGCTTTTTCCACATCTCTTAATAGTTCTTCATACTCTTTCTGAACCTTAAGATGCTTAATGTTGTCTTTGTAGAAAGCAGTGATTTCTTCTCTACGCTTTTGTAGTTCTTCTTTGGAAAGTTCTACCGGTTGTTCTTGTGTACTCATATTTGTTAGTTTTAATGTTTAACAAATATATACAAATTTAAGTTTAAATACAAAAAGTTTAACCGGTTATTATTAGATTACTAGTTTTAGACCTACGTGTAGATAGTTTAGATTACGATTAATTTGTAATATACTAGCAGTTGCATACACTCTACTATATATCTTAAGATCTCCACCAAACCTACCAATTATAAACTTAGGATCATGGTTAAGTTTATATGCTGGACCAATATAGATTCTTGATCTACCAATTGCATATTCATACTGTAAGAAAGAGTAGGTTGCACCATGATGTCCTTGACCCATTGCTAAGATACCTACAAAGACCTTATCATAACCTACCTCAGCAACTACACCTCTAGCATGCAAACAAGCTACGTAACCAATAGCCCCTGACTTAGCTTTACTTAATTCCCAATGTTTTGGTGTTTTATAAGGACTACACTCTTGTCCAAAAGAAATATTGCTTATTGCAATATGCAATATAAGGGCTAGTAAAAGCCTCACTTTGATAAAACCTTCTGAAGCTCTGCACACTTCTCATATTCCTCATACTGCTCATACCAAACAATCATACTTTCAATATCTTCATCATCCGGTCCTTTGTCTATGTCATGCATTACAACAGTAAACTTTACTTGCATGTCATCAGTGGCTTCTATAAGATCTTCAAATGTGCACTTCTTTGTTGCAATCTTATATGAATTCTCATATGCCATTTCTAGCATTTCCATAGTTGCATCATCATCAGTACCATCATTTAAATTATCCCAGAAATCATCACTTAACATACTACTTAGTTTTATAAGGTTATATAGACAATATACAAAATTTCAAAAGTCTATTCAAATTTATTTGTTGTATAGTAACAGTACACACCAAAAAATTATTTCCCCAAAAAATAAAACTCTGCTACTATACCCCATATGATATCACTTAATTCTGACCCCCCGGTCCTGGTAAAATTATGTGTTTTGCATTGTAAGGAGGTGCTAGCTAAACTAATCCCCAGCAAAGTTCTGGGATAGTCTACCCCCCTATAAGTGGTAGGCAACAATTAAATTTTAAGCATTATGCATTTTTTCAAATTCACAACAACAAAGAAAGGTCTTGTAACATCAACAGAGCCTTTGACTGGTATGAAGACTACAACCAAGATGATTGGTGGTGTAGAAGTACAAGTCAGAGAGCAAGCCGGAGCAACAGGAGAAATCAAATTTGGTTTTACTGCTATAAAGCCGGAACAAGCAGCACAAATGGAACTATCAGTAGGTGATGAGTTGCCATTGACATTAACAGATAAGCCTGTTACTGACAGTGATGGTAATGCAATACCAAATCTGTTCTGGGCTCATTAAAGCCAAACACCTAAGCAAGTGTATAAACTGCTTTATCTTTAACCCAAACAACCATGAGTAAAATAGAAGAATTAAAAAAACTAGTTGAAAAACTTGAAAAGGACAAAGAACTCTTTAACTATCTGGAAGATAAAATTGATGAGTTATTTTATGAAGAGTGTATCTTTGAGCAAGATGAATCAGATTGGCTTGAGATGATAGAAGGATTTAAACAATGACAGCTTGGAGGAAGGGAAACCTTTCTCCTTGTGCAATATGCTGCAGTGACTAGTTAGCAGAGTTAAAATGCCCTGCAACTGCATTCACAACTTAGCATACTGCAACATGTGGCTATTAAACTTTTCCCCAGCCACATCTTGCAATTATTATTAACCCATAAAAACAAAAAACAAATTATGGCTTACTTTTTTAAATTCACTCAGTCTGGCAAAGGTATAGTAACCAGCTCTGAGCCGTTGAACCAAACAATGGAAACAAAAAATATTGGAGGTGTTGAAACTCAAGTACGCGTACAAACTGGTGCTGCGTCTGGAGAAATTACATTTGGCTTTACCGCTGTTAGCCCAGAGGTATCATCCCAAATGCAAGTATCAGTGGGAGATGAACTTCCACTGGAAATCACAGGGAAACCAGTGGTTAACAACACCACAGGTGAGGTTGTGCCTAACTTATACTGGGCACACTAAGATTAATGGTGGGGATGTAACAATCTCCACCATTTTTATCTTTTAACTGCATAAACTATTTATTTCTGTGTGT